CCGACCAGCGCAGCATGACCTGCGGATGCGGCACGCTGTTGTTGGGCTCGCCTTCGACGATAATGCCGCCGTTGTTTTGCTGCAACACCAACCCTGACGCTTGCTGCGTTAAGAATGACGGATCGTCGTACAGACCGCCCACACCAGTCTGGCAGTCTAGCTGCAACTGGTGATGGATGGTACGCGTCAAGTTATTGGCGCCTGTCGGCAACGCGCGCCAGCGGCGCATCCAACGCTGCTCCTGCTCGTCGTCGCGGAAGTACCGCAGATCAAACTGGTAGAGATTGCCGTTCTGGAAGTCGCCGACAACCGGCTGACCCTTGAAGCGGGCATGGCAGTTGGAGCGATGCCGCCTGAACTTGCCTTTGGCAAACCCCGCACGCTCATGCCACGCGCCCGTCGCGGCATCGTACACCCACGTCGTCTCCGCGCTAGGGAAGATAAGGACGTAGAACGCATGGCCGTCCTGCTGGTACGTGTATGCCAGCGCATCGGACATGTCGGCGTAGCCTTGGATGGCGAACTCGACCGCATGGGTCGAGACGCGCACGCCTTGGTAGCCTTGAGCGCGATAGACGACACCCTGACCGCGCGCGTCGGCACCCAGCCAGAACACGCTGTTGTCGAGTTTGGCAACCGAGTACGGCGCGATGCAGCCGATTTCGTTGTAGGCGCCTTGGATGCGCTCCAACGGGAAGTCGGGGTTGCCGGAGTTGTACCAAACCTCGACCGAGTTTGTGCCAAACAGCCACGCCTCGCGGTGGTCGATAATGATCGACACCAAGCCGTCCGGTGAACCTTCGGCGCTCGCAAAGTCGAGCGGGTCGATGGAGAGGCCATCGAGCAGCGCCGTCACCCAGATGCGCTGGCTGTTAGGTTCGTTGAAGACGAAATAGCCGTCTAGGTAGCCGACCGTCACGGCGCCGGGAAAGTCAGGATCGGTGATTTGCTGGAAGACATTGGTATTGCTGTTGTAGATGTAGCTAACGGGGTTGCACGCCACAAAAATCTGAATACCGTTGTCGGCCATCGACACCGGACCAGTACCGGCGATGTCGCCGAGCTTGGTAGCGTTAAGCCCTGCGTCAACCTTGTAGAACTCGCTCCCCGAGGCGACGTACAGATTGTCGCCCAAAGGATACAGCGCACGGATGGGGCCGGAGCCCACGTCCATGTACTGCCGCAAGCCGGGGCAACGCTGAAGATACGCAGGCTCTTTGCCGGCCTCGGGGATGACCTCGGGGTAGAGGTTCACCATCCGAGCATCGGCGGCGTTTACGCTGCGCGCAACGTAAGACGAGCCCAGGATCGGCGTCTTCATTAAAAGTTACCGGCGTAGATGTTGTACCGATTGCGACGGGCGATGATGCTGTACGGCATCGCCATAACGTTGTTGGGGTTGTTGATGCGCTTGAGGTTACGCTTGCTGTACATCGCAACGCGGCGCACGTCCGGCGCCGGCTCAACGCCAAACTCCGGTGCCAACTCCAACGCCAAGTTATACCGAAACGCCCGAAGGTACCCAGGCGGCATGAGGATTTCGGTGCTAAGAGACACAGGGTCCAACAGCCGCTGCACCGAAATGAAGTGGAACTCCAACATCCGATTTGGCACCGGATAGACCGACATAGAAATGTTCGGGAACGTATTGTTGACGAACATCACCTGCGGATAGGTGCTCTGCACGGTCTTGACTGCAATGTTGTTGTATTGCAGCTGGTTGATAAACTTGATGCCGTACGACACGTTTGTGGACGGGTCACGGAAAAAGGTCGAATCATCAAGCAAGATCGGACGCTGCGCCACATTGTTCCCGTCTTCGACGGAAATGTAGTCATCGTCTTGCGTGGTAATCGGCACTTCGCTTTGAGTGCCAAGCAAATAAAGAAAATCGCCCGACGGGCCAAGCGTCTGAATACGCTCGCCGGCAGGCCACATGTAAGTCTGGTCTTGGGTGCAGAACACGGCGAGGCGCTCGGTGTTCCAGCTATCCACCATCTGATCGAACGCCGAAAGTGCGTCCTGTGCCATCGAAGCCGACGGCGTTTCGCCCTCAGCCAAGATGCCCAGCAGACGCAGCGCCCCGTTGATTTGATCGCCCGCTGTCGCCATGGCTTACTCCTTCCGCTTTCGACGCGCCTTTAGCTCGTTAACGACCGGCATAGGTTCCGGCGACGCAGCAGGGTCTTCCTCCTGCGCCGCCGGTTCCATTGGGTCATATTCTTCCCACCCGTGCTCGTAGTCCATAGCCGCTTCCAAATCGGAAATGGCTATCTTTAGCCCATGCACGGGATGGCGAAGATATATGTTCATAGTTACGGCAGAAGCCCGTAAGCCTGAAACCGCGACTCCAACTGAGCAACGCGAGTCTGAAGATTTGCAATCACCGACAGCACCGTGTTGCCTTCGTTTTTAGTAACAAAGCCAAACGGGGTCGTCTGAGTCAAATCCTGAATCGCAAAGTCGGCCGGAGACGGAGCCGTGGACGTAATCGTCGTAAGCTGGGCCGTAAGAGCCGCACCTTCGGAAACCGGCGTCGTGCCGAAGAATCCGACCGTACCGCCTGCCGACCCAATTACTGCGCCGTCTAGCTCGGGGTCCGAAAACGCAACGCCAACCGCCTTAGTATTAGGCATACAAAATACTCCTATGAGCAGTGCCCCCTACGGTATCACCCGTAGGGGGCGTTTGCCATTACGAAATGCGGTAGCAAGTCCAGGTCGCATCGCCGGTCTTGCGAGCGCGGAAGTGCGCCGACGTACCGTCAGCAACCACCGCCGAACCCACAAGCGTCCAGCCCGTACCCGAGAACGTCACGTCGTTTCCTGCGTCGTCACCGAGGTTGACGCAGAAGAAGTCAAACGTGCTGCCCACGCGGGCGCTCGCCACAGCGGCGTCCACAAGGGACGCAGCCGCAAACGAGTAGGTGCCCGCAGACGTGCTGCCAGCGTCCACCGAGAACACGCCGTTTACAAGATCGGCGACCGCGATGGTGCCCGAAGCGCCGGCGTACGCCGTCACCGGGCCAAGAACGCCCATGATTGGCTCGGCAGAATTGCCGGCGCCAACCTGATAGCCACTAGTACCGTTAGGAAGTGCCATTTTTAGTTACTCCGTGAATAAGGTTAAGAATTAGCCCCAGATGCGGCAGGCCATCTGCGGACGGATCACCGAGTAGCCATACAGCACGTCAATACGGCAGGGCATACGGTCGTTGTTGATGTCGTACTGACGGACAACGCGCATGGAGATGCCGTTGTGAACCTGACGCGACGCCATGTCAACGCCCTGCGGGAGCAGAAGGTCGGCGGTGGCAAACGTAATCGCGTCCTTGTGGTACACGAGGTTCTGAGCGTACTGGCCGCTAGCGGCGCCCACGTAGGTCACGACATCGTTCGCGGCCGGCAGCTTGCTGACCGTGGCGAGGGCGTGCGTCGGGCCGTAGACCGCCGGCAGGAACTCCACGTCCACGAACTCGGTAGCAGCCGAGGTGACGGTGTTCTGCACAACGAACTGCTGCAGCGAACCAGTGGACTCGCGGGTCTGCGGGTTGACCGCAAACACGCCAGCGATGGTGAACACGTCGCCGGGGACGAGGGTAAGGCCATCGGTCACGTTGTCGAGCGTCAGCTTGGTCGCACCGTTGACGAGCGTGGTCTTCACAATCGGGGTGTCCGAACGCGAGGCCGAGCCGTTGGTGTGCTGCTTGATCGACTGCGACATGTTGATTTCGTCGTAGCCGAGGACGCCTTCACCCATCATGCCGTTCTTGAACTGGCGGCTGATGGAGTCCACCGGGTTGAACAAGCCCTTCATGCCTTCGACGAGGCCAGCGTTGGCGGCCGGGTTGACGGTCGCGTAGCGCGGGGCCATGCCGGCGGCGGCTTCGTTCAGCTTCTGCTGGGCCTGCAAGAGAACCAGCGAGGTGCCGGGGGTGACGCCAGGCGTACCGACCGACTGATAGACCTTCTTGAAGCTGTTGGCCACATCGGCGTCGATGCTGGAGGCGAGCTGGCTGATACGCGGCTTAAGCACGCGCTCGGCGAAGTCGTCCAACTGGAGGGCCATTTCGGCGCTGGTGAAGTTGACGCCAATGTGCTTCTGCGAGGCGACGGTGAGCGTGGTGAACTGCTCGTTGTCGTCCTGCACCTGAAGCGCGGCGCCGTCGGTCACAAGGGCGCGATCCGGCAGACGGATGCGGAGGGTCGAACCAATCTTGGCACCTTCGACAGCGAAGCTGTCGTCGTACTGACGGTTCACGTTGCGGGTGATCACCAGGTTGTTCTCAAGGATTTCGAGAGCCTTCCGGGTGATCATGTCAATAGTAAGCAGCGTATTAGACACAGTAAATCTCCAAAAAAGAAGTTAGCGGTTACGTCGGGCTTCCCACTGTTTAATCTGTCGCAGACGCTCGGCTTCAATCCACTCTGACGTGCTCATGTCCTTGACGGAGCGGGGGTCAGTCGTGTCTCGGGCCGGTGCGCCGACGGTTTTAGCCGTCACAGGCTTAATCGGCGGGGGCGCATTAGTTGTCTTTTTGACCGGCGGATTGTCGGTCAACTTGACCTCAATCTTACCAATCTCCTTGGCTTGCAGGTATGGCGACAAACGG